GCAGGAAGTTTATGCATGTTAGTCATTGGGTCCTTAACTGTACCACCAGACCATTCTAAAGTTTTTTGTTGTAAATCGTATTTGTATTTTTCTTCATTAAGATAATCTTTTGATAATGCATCAAGTGAGTATCTAAATCTATTTTCATCAACAACAGAAGCAGCAATCATGGTGTCAACAATTCTACCTTTCATCATCATACCTGTAACAGCTCTTATCCAACAGACATCATACATGGCATTATGAAATACCTTTGTAATCTTATCGTTTTGAAATATTTTATCACTTAAAACCTGCCATATTCTATCTATTCTTTGATAGTCTATGTCAGTATCAGAATGACGTAAGGGAAAATATGCAAGATCATTTTCTGTTGCAACTGCAATACCACAGACAAAGCCGTCGTTTCTTACAGCTCCAGATCCTTTTGTTTTAAGATTTGGATCGTATGTTTCTATATCTATTGCAACTGTATCAATACCATCTAAATTTAAATCTTCTGGTGTGTTACACATTATAATCTCTCTCCAATATCATTTCTAAATAGTGTATTGCCTTTTCTATATCTTGTCGCTTTCCCTTCATAGAATGCCTGCAAATATATTTTATAGCATTGCCCTCCGCAAACAAGAGTTTATTTTCGTTGATAAACTGCGCAGGTTGAATCTTCATACTGCGATAGTGTTTGCCACCCACCTGCTCCTCTAGTGACTTGTAAACCACTCCTTTAAACATTTCTTTATTTGTCATCTTACTCCTTTATGTTATTAAATGTAAATAAATCCACAAACATGTAAACATTGTTATTGCTAGTAAATCCATTCTTGCCTTCACCTTATTCCTAACGTGTATTTACCTTGTGATGCTATAGTCCAACAATCAAACTTGCCTCGACTGTACGCAACATATTTTAACCTAAGCTGTGTAAAATAATTTTCTATTCTTGTTGAAGTTAAATCAACAACAACATTGTCAAACGTTAGACCTTTTACAGTATGTATGTTTGCATATTTAACTCTTACATCATCTTCCGGGTTAAAACCTTTTTCTAATATTTTTTTAATATATAAAATTCTATCTTGATCTGTTTTCTTTCTTATCAGAGCAAAATCTAATTCATCTTTTGCATTTTGTTTTAAATATTTATTAGTTATTAAATAATCTATATTGTACTCTCTATCTACCCACTCTTCAAAAGTTTCTTCACCTTTACCATGCACTATTACTTTGCTACTCATGTATTGCCAAAAATCTTTTATTTGTTTTAAAGGTAGAAGAGCACCCTTAACAAATTTTGGCCATAACTTGTGGCATCTTATTTCTTTCTTTGGTACGTGGGCCGTGTTTCCTACATGTGCAAACTCTATACCATGTTGCTTGAAAAATTTTTTGACCCATGAATCTGATGGTGTACCCCGGTAAGTAAATAAAAAAGTTTCATTAGTATTTCTTATTTTATCTAGCAAAGTTTCCATAGCACTACATTTTTTATTTAAACTAGGTAGATAATAATGATTGCCTACTATGTCTGTTGGTTTCCATGTTCTCTCATATCCATAGTGTTCCCATATTGGTCGTATTATTCTTTTACAAATAGTATTTATTGTCTTGCCACATCTATGTCCCTGATCCAATTGTTCTGCATCTCTTGATAGCTTGTGATAATAATCTGCATCTGATCCTGCAAACTCAAAGATGGTCTGATCGGCATCACCAACAAAATAATATTCTTTTGTTTTTGTTGCCATTTTATTTAAAGCTTTTCTTTGAGGAACGTTACTATCTTGTGCCTCGTCTACTATTAGTGCATCTATGTCTGGCTCTACAGCTTTGTCTATAAAATCTTGTATCATGTCAGCATAGTCACAAACATGATTATCGTTTTTATATTTTACATAATGTTCAACCATTTCTTCTATTGAGTTTAAACTATATGGTTTGTAGATTTCTTTATCACAAACTTTCCAATGTTCTTTTATAGTATGACCTCTGCCATGTGCATCTGCTAGATATCTATAAAATTTATGTTTGTCTGCATTAAATTCAGATTCATTCACTGCTTGCAATTTAAATAAAGTTTCTATTGTGCATAAGTTTTTATGGTCTTCATAACTTAAAACTTCTTTTCTACCTACCAACCTGCTTTTACAATATGAATGAATTGTAGAAATTTTATATTTCATAGCTTTCTTTGTTACACCTTGCATTTCTGGTAGTTTTAATATCTCATCTCTTATTTCATCTGCTGCAACATTTGTGTGTGATAGTATTATTATCTTATTGTAAGAATATTTTTCTAGTAGTTGTTTGTATTTATTTGTAATAAATATTGATGTCTTACCTGTGCCTGGTGGTCCAGATATAAATTTAGGGTGTTTCATTTGTTATCTCCTTGTATTCACCGTCTATAATTAAATCATCTTTATCTATGTTTTGATTTGTCATTTGCCACGACACGCAAGACTTATTACCAAATTTACCACGTTTCTTTTTTGCTTTTAATATGTTTTGACATTTAATTACTAGATCCACTCTTGGTAAATTTACTTTTTGTTTATGTAAGTAATCCTCAAATTTATCTAAATTAAATTCTAATATGTTTCTTTCCATGTTGTAATATGGCAAACCAAAGTTTGCCAACTCTTTTCTGTTTGTATATGCTTTTTCTTCTGCAATATAATTTTTAAAGTGTTTTACAAATCTTAAATCTTCTTCTGCTTCTTCTACATAGTCCGTTGATTTTTCTCTTGCTTCATACTTTCTACGCATAATTTCTTCAAAATCTGCAACCTTCATTTCTGGTATCCACACAGAGGCTTTACTAATTACAGCATCGTAAAATAATTTTTTGTTTCTAAGTGTGGGACCGTCTACTGTAATTGTTTTTTCAACGGCCTCACCCTGCACCACAGCATTTATTTTTACAAAATATCTATCACTACCATATTCTATTATCTGCCCAATAGATTGTTTTGCTTCTTCGCTTGTAGCTTCTTGCACACCAATCCAACTAAATATAGTTGCTATTGTTTTTGTAGAGCACCCAATAATCTCTGCAAGTTTTGGCATACCAAACTTTCTGTTTGCTTTTTTGTGCGTAGTTCCTTTTTTCTTTCTTTTTTCTGACTCTTCATCTTTTGCTGCAACTGCAATCTTATAAACAAAATTATCTATATCATCTGAGTTCCATTCCGTATGTTTTAACAATACACCAGCTACAGCTGTGCAGTAATCGTCTCTTTGACCGGACCCTGCATAGGTAATACACAGTGCTGCTGATAAAGCAATTTTGCCAAGATCAACTTTAAGATTACCTGGGTACTCATCAATACCTTCGTATTTAACCCATTTAACAACTTCGTTTGTTGTATGGTATTTTGTTTCTGGCACTAACGTGTATTTATTTGCACCATGTCTTATTTCACACAGTGTTGCACCGTGTCCATAATCTTTATAGTAAGATTCTAATTCTTTTGGTAATGCAAATTTTTTATAGTCTGATGTTCCAGACCAAAGATAATGACTTGATGGATTATTTCTTCTACCAAATATTGCGCTACATGATTTTATGTGATCACTTGTAAATCTTTTAACAACCGGATTATCAATATCAAAATCTATATATTGATCTAATCTAAGTCCTATTTGTTTTGTTGAGTGTTCTATTTTCCATTCTTCTTTCGTAATTTTAAAATCAGGGTCGGACCATTTTTCTACCACTGCCTGTTTTGTATCGCAGGGTATGATCACCCGTCCCAGATCTATCCAATCCTCATACGTAATAGGTTTTTTAACTACATCACTCATAAATTATTGCCGTGGGCGCTTCCCCTCTCGCTTCGGCGCCCACTACCTAGGATATTATAAGTTCAGAGATTTTTTAGTTTGTTCTTGAACTTCAGGTTTAGCTTGTATCTCGCCTTTACCTACACTCGTTGCAAAGTTCTTAGCCATGTCATAGATATTTTTATCTTGAACAGGACCAACTTTAGACACATCCCAACCAAACCATGTTCCTTTGTCGTTAGACATCTGAACAGTTGATAGTTTATAAATGTGGCTGTATGTAGGCGGAGTAAACAAACCATTTTTACCCTGCATCTTTAGACCCATCATCATTGAGTTCCATTTTCTACTAACTTTTAATTGAGTAGACTTCATAGATATCAATGCAGTCTGTGGGTTTTTACCAGTTACAAGTACAAAATGACTAGCGGTATTATCTAAATAATTACCGTTTGGTAATCTATCTTTATAATCTTTACCTCTAGTTGTTTGGCTAACAATATCACTATCTGCCTCGTGAATTGCTACAGGTGCACCTGTTGATGTGCCTCTGTCTTGCCACTCAATGTATTGTCTTTTGTAATGACAAGGTATTACTTGCACACTATCAAACAATTCATTTGTAACTGTGTTGATTATTTTGCCTGGCTCTGCGCCCTCGACATATTTACCATCTCTTTTGTTTACCTCTGGAGATAGTTGTCCCAAAATTTTTAAGAATGGTAACGCAAGATCTTCTTGCGAAATATTCTGAGCTCCTTGTTGTGCGTCAGCTTCCATATCAAACGTAGCTAATGCACCATTCTTTTTTTCTGTTACTTGGTTCATTTTTATTTGTTCCTTTTTATTGTTGTTTTATTCTCCGAGAACACCCCGAAGATTTCCGTTGGCATTTCTTTACCCGCCTCAATACGCTCACGGACTAGCGCTTTCAGAGTCATGGG